TAACATGATGACCGTTATAACTACTTCTACATTCGCACTATACGCAGCAGAAAAATGAAAAACATTCCAGTTCCAATCATCACATTCTTAGTAGCACAATTAGGTGGTGCTATATGGTGGGGTGCACAGATAGATCACAAGGTAAAACTTGTGGAAGAAAATCGGAGATATATCCAAGAGGTTGTCATTCCATCTTATGAGATTAGTGATAGTTGGAATAATCCACACTATAATAACTGGTTGAAAGCAGGTGGTTGGAAAGACTGACTATATAGTAAACGATATTAAGTAAAATTATGTTACAGAAAATAGTAAATGGAATCGCTATTGCAAGTGGTATTGTATCTATCACCGTCGTTGGTGTTGCTGGTTATGTATATATTCGTAAGGATGCAATTATCGAAAACGTCAAAAGTAAAGTAATGGAATCAGTATTACCTGGTGGACTTGGCGGTGCACTTGGTGGAGGATTATCATTACCATCAACACCAACACCAACACCTGCTGAACCATCACTACCAATACCAAGTCCTTTTTAATATGAAAACAACAGAATCTCATGAACAACTTTTGCAACGTTTTTCAAAAAGAGTTGCACAGTTAGAAGCAGAGCAAGCAAAACTTGATTCTGCTTATGAAAGATGGATTGAGTTAGATAAACAACTTGAAAGATTACAAGGTTCTATACAAGTTGCTGAATATCTTGCTTATGGAAAACTACCTCATGATGGGAATCATGATGGTATGAAAAATCATAAACCAAAAGAAAGTGTTCATACAACAATTCAATATCATGACCACGAGTTAGACGAGTAATGGATATACAAAAGGTTGCTGTCGGTGTATGTGCTGTTGGGACTGCCTGTGTAGTTGGTGGCACGGCTGTGGTTGATCAAGTTACTAATGGATCTGAAAAAAGAAAAAACGCTACTGTTGAAGCAGTCGTTGAGGAACTCAAACCTTTCATCAAAGAACAGATTGAATTGAGTTTTCCATCATCTACTGGTGGAGTGATGAAATTACAGAAACCTCAAGTTGATTATCGGAAAGAAGTAAATGGAACCAATAGGTGAAATTAATATACAATCAATAACAATTCCTCAAGCAAGGAGTTGGATGTATCAAATTCCTGCTGTTCCAAACAATGACCCACCTGTAACTTTACAGTTGGGTTTTCCTATTGTTGAGTTACCTGGTTGTGTTGAAGCACATCCAGATAATAAAATAGCAGGGAATAGATTACCTTTAGATAGAAATTTAGTAGATGATGATCCAAATGGAGTCACAATACTATGTCCGAATGGTGAGTATCCATCTTATGATGCGATAAATTATGAACCAGATCAATTAACAATTACAAGAGAAACAGCACCACCTCCCGTATCACCACCACCAGAAGTTGAACCACCTCCAATACCTCCTACTGGTAATCTAGGTGGAGAAAAAGAAGTTCCTTGTCCTGGTCCTAATCAGTTAAGAGTTGGTGATGTTACACAGTCAGGTGATGAAAGAGTTATAGGACATCGACTTTTAGATGATGGTAAAACCTGTGAGACATTATATGAATCTACTTCAGTTATAGAAAAATATCTTCCACCACTCAATCAAGCATCAACTGTGACAGCACTCGCAGTTGTCGCAACAGCAGGAGCAGCAGCGACACCATTATTAATAAGAATTATACGACCTGTAGTTAAAAAGATATGGACAACAATACAGAAAAAATTAGGTAAAGATGTAAAAAGACTTTCAATGGCAGAGGTGAGAACAAATAAGTATCGTGAAAAGAAAGGTCTCCCACCTATCAAGAAAAAATAATTACTTAGTTCTTCCAATTGATATAGGTTTTAAAACACTAGCATCACCTAATGATACTTTTTTTGGTTTTTCTTTTGCTTTGATTTCATGATTATGTGGAGCAACAACACCTGCAGGATTTACCAATACAACATCAGCACATACACTATAGTATGGTGACTTTGGATGGAACATAATCCCTGCTTTCTTTAATTCTCCACAATTCTTTAATCTTGCAATCTCAAAGTCTAATCTTTTGTTTGCAACATTCTGTTCCATTAATGCAATATTTGCTGCTGCTGCTTCCTTACATTGTGCTTGTAATTCTTTATCAAGTGGTTTCGACCATGTAGCAGAGAAACCTAATGATATTGAGTAGTTATCTTGCTGACCTGTTCTTGTAGGAATCTCATATAAAATTTGACCAGGATTGTCTGGTATATTATCATTATCATTATCTGCGTTGTTGTACACTGGATCGAGGTACATACTTTCGAATGGTTTTTTGTATGAAACCGATGCGTTAGCGTATGGTGTAAGGTTCATGGTAGGTCCTTGACACTGTATCCCACCACCATAAGTGTTAGTTATATACGGTCCTTGTAAAACTTGTATTGCCTGGTTGGTAACTGAGCCCGAACTATTCGCAATCGGGTTTGCAGTTGCACTTACACCACCCACATCAGTCGCAAATGAAGGGGATGCTGTTCCTAATGTGAGACTCAACGCAATCAGTTTGAGAACTGACTGGTTGTGTTTGTGACACTTTCTATGGTGGTGGTGCGTTGTATTATTGTCTGCGTCTTTAAGCCTGGACCAGAATAACTTTCTGTGAATTGGAAAGATCCTCCTGGTGATTTTATTGTGAAGTTTGGTTTTGTGCTTAGATCTAAACCAGTCCATGTTGAAGTCACTCCTTCAATACTATTAGTAGTCGTTATATTCGCTGTTGGTGATATTGATGTGCTATCCATCTCTATATTTGTCCCCGTTATCACGTATTGATACCCAGTGTCGTAATTCATCGAATTGATCGTCTCCGTCACGGTGGAAGTCGTTTCCGTGTTTGAGGTCATCGCACCCTGTGTAAAGTTAGGGACCACTGGCACAGCAATCGCAGTCCTCGCACTCGCAAGGACAGTTGCAACCACAGTCAGGACAAATACCTTTTTCATCAGTCATTATAGCACAAATTAGTTAATAGTCAACGTCGTGACCACTTGACCAGTCGCTGTGGTTCCAGCTCCACCAGCTGTTAACCCAATCGCTCCGTCTGTTGCAATAGTTCCTGCTAATCCACCTGCAAAACCACCCGCAGAAGTTACGGTATTACCAAACGCTGGTAAGTCCATAATTGTTCCGTATGCGTTTACCTCAGGAGCAGTTGTATTACCACTACCATCTGTTGTAGCAGCAGTGTATGTGTGAGCAGTTACATCAACACCAGAACCAATCGCATTCGTTTTGTCCCCAGCTGTAAATGTCTCAGTTAGGCTGAAAGCATCTCCAGCTGTTGTGACGGTGTAAACACCATCAGAGTGTGTTGCTGCAACACCAGTTGTTTCATTTGCTTGTCCTAAACCACCCATTGTGCTTGCGGTGATATTTGATGCTTGAACACTATAGGTCGATCCAATTCTTGTCGCATCAGTTGCTGCAGCATCAACACGAAGTTGAGTTGAAGCAGAAATTGTGTGAATAATATCGGCCATCACAGGTGAACTAAATCCACCAACTAACATTAATATAGGTAAGAATTTTTTTATCATGTGTAAAATTACCTACGTTTTATACTAGCCTTATTTAGGAAATCAAAACTTTAAAAAAATAGGGGCTTGACATCTGTATCAACATACACTATATTATATTTGTTGGACGCAACATGGGAGTGACTGAATAAACTTACTGGCAACCGCTGGTTAAGGTGATGAGACACAGGTGGTGCTGCTGCAGCGATGCAGAACCGATCAACCAATCGGGTCTCAGGCAATAACGTATTTACTTACTGTAGTAATGCCCGTTATTTGTTGGTACACAGGAATCCAACCTCCCTCCTTTTTTTATTACGAACCCATGAAAATATTTTTAGATACCGCAGATACAAATCTTATCCAAGACGGATACAACACAGGACTTATAGATGGGATTACTACTAACCCAACTCTAATTATGAAGAGTGGTAGAGATCCAGAAGAAGTATATCAGCAACTTATTGATATGGGTATTGATGATATCAGTATGGAAGTTGTAGGAAATAGAAAAGAAATGTATGAAGAAGGCATTAGACTTTCTCAGAAGTTTGGTAAACATGCGACAATTAAAGTTCCTTGTACACCTGATGGTCTTGCTGTATGTCGAGAGTTATCAAGACAATTGATTAGAGTAAATGTAACTCTTATATTCTCAGTAACACAAGCAATATTATCTGCCAAGGCAGGTGCGACTTATGTTTCACCATTTGTGGGAAGAGTTGATGATAATTCATTTGGTGGTTTGTGTCTTATAAAAGATATTTCAAACACATATATAAAACAGAATTGGAAGAAGACAGAGATACTTGCAGCATCAATTCGTAATGTAAGAGATGTTGGTCGTGCTTTTGAATATGGAGCAAACATTTGTACTCTGCCACCTGCTGTCTTTAATAAGATGTATAATCATATCTTAACAGACAAAGGGTTAGAACTTTTTGATGAAGATTGGAAAAAGACACAAGAACTTATCAAATGAAAAAATTATTAATCTTACCTTTAATATTATCAGGATCAGCACATGCTGAACCATACATGAATTTTGAGATGAATCGTATTTATCCAAAGGGTTCATATGTTACAACACAATATGAAATGCAGATAGGATATAGAAAAGAAAACGAACAATCAAGTTGGTACACAACAGTAGGTCCTGTTGTTACTGACACATCATTTGCTCAAGGTCTTGAAACTGAGTTAGGTGGTTTTGTTGGTGGTGACATTGAAATAAATGGTGATATCACTTTATATGGTGAGATATTTGGTGCCACAGATGACACAGTTATTATCAAAAGTGGTGCTAGTCTTTCATTCTAAAATGCTAACAAATGTATAGCTTGACACAATCCCAAAGAAAGTGTATACTAAATAACATTACATAAACGAAGGACTCGAAAGATCGTAACCCTGCGTAGAATGTAAAACACTCTTGTCGTGAGTGTTTCCATCCGCAGGTTTTTTATTGCCTTGCGAGATACTTTTAAAACAAATGATTAAATCAACAATCGCTGCAGTAGCAGCATCTCCATTCCTATTCGCTGGTGCAGCTTTTGCTGGTCCATACGTTAATTTGGAAGCAACAGGTTCTTATCCTGATGGAACTTATACATCTGGTGGATTAGAAGCAGTAGTTGGATACGAAGGAGAAACACCTGGTGGAATCGGTTGGTATGTTTCTGGTGGTCCTACAGTGACTCATACAGAATCTTCTGACGAGTTCGGTGATGTAGAATTCATTGGATACCTTGGTGGTTCTTATGATAAGTTCTATGGAGAAATCTCTGGTATAACAAATGCTAGTGATGACATTGACTTCTCTGCGAAAGCAGGTGTGAAGTTCACATTCTAAGTTCAGTATCACACTGATACAGAGACCTCTTTCTAGGGGTCTCTTTTTTTATTGTCAAGATTTCGTAACAATAAATATTGTTACAGGAGGTTAAGACAAATGTTAAAAATCAATTTTCATTGGGAAACACCAGAAGTCCCAGAATACGATCCAGAAATTCATAATCCAGAGAGGGTCTTTGCCTTTCTGTGTTACAGGGGAATACACTATGCGAAGTGGGTGACTCTTGATGTGTTTAATGTTGGAAATTGGAATTTGAGAAATCCAAAACAAAGAGGTTAAGAGAAGGTAAACGGTATACAAAGACCTCTACATAGTAGGGGTCTTTTTTATATAATGAATCTACTTAAACATCCGTTGTTTCAGATCAATATGATATTGGTTTGTTCTCTTGTGTTCATAGAGTTAATGCACATCAACTATCACAGAACAGCACCACCTTGTCCTACACAGCAAATAGAGATGGAGGATGATTGGTGATAGTAGTTTACTCTATACTATTTGTTTTAATTATACTTCTTGCCAATTATCTTTATCCAGATTGGTAAGAAGATTGATAGGATATATAATTATGATATCGTAATAATTAAATGTATCGCAAAGTTAAATCAATATTAAAGATAGCAGTGCCATTTGTCATCATCGGACAACTGGCTACTGTTATTTTTTTGTTGAACAAAGATAAAGCATTTAATTGTAGAATCTATGATAGAGGATCAATAGCTTGTAGAGAAATAAAATTATAATGGAACCAATAAGAGTAAGATGTAGGTCCTGTGGTAAGGAAGTAGAATCACGTAGTGGGAAGACAATAAGTTGTGGTTGTTCAAACATGGTGACTATCTCTGGTGATGTCATATCAGCAGTTGATATGGCAAAGGTTGTCATGCTAAACACCTCTTCCCGTAAAGAAAAAACAGGTCTAACTACAGAGCAACTTGCATGGCAAGAGTCCAGAAGAAATAGAAAAGTAAGAAAATTGGATTTTGAAATAAGATAAATAATTTGACTTGGACATAGAACTCACGGTATTTTGGTGAGGAAGTCATAAGGGAAAATTTTTTTACTAGTATGGATGATATCCAGAAAGAACTCCAACAAGTTCACAAAAAGTTAGAAGATATAGAAAAAAAGCAAGAAATGTTAAAACGGATACAGGATTTGGATAGGTTGCGTGAGCAAAACCAAGCAAAGCGTCCGACTGGACATTCTACTAATACCTGATATAATAGATAATAATTAAAAGTCAGTCATGATTAGAACTTTAATTCAAGAATTTCCAGTTACAACTGTAACGAAGAAACCCACAAATGATTCTTACACCAAAGAAGAAGTTGATGTACTGATTGATGCTGCTGTTGAAAGAGCAGTTGCGGAAGCAAGAAGAATTGACGAAGAGTCAATGGCAAAACATAATCGTGATGCTACTGTCATCAGTATGATACTTGGATTTACTACACTTGCTTTATTTGTAGATGGTTTACTTAGAATGTTAGGTATCATTCCACCATTCATGCATCTTGATGTTAATATTCTTGACAAAATAGAAACTGATGTTATAGATAGGATAAAACAAGTCCCTATTCAGAGATTATTTCAATCAGGTTTTAGATGAACGACATTTGGGTTTTTGTATACCTCATGGGTTTTGCTGCTGTGTTTGGTATGACATGTGTATACATGTTTATGATGATGAGATCAACCTTGAACTCTTTTGATAAGACACCAGTAAAATCATATGAAGATGCGATGAGAGCATATAAAGTACCTGCTCCACATCCAGAGATGGAGGGAGTGAAGTATGGTGAAGAGTTGATGGTATTTAACCCAGAAGAGCATGATGATGAAGATGAAGATGATGGGGATATTGTAGTCAGAACTTGACAGAAGACGGAGAACCTTTTATAATGGTTTCGTAAACCGTTATAGAGCGATGACTCTCACTACTAAATTTAGAAAAGACATAAGCACTCTCCGTGCTGCAGCAAACAGAGAAATTTATTTGGATGTCAAATATCCGAAGCTATATAAAAAGGTAAAAAGATATTACGAAGGATTACAATATATCGATTTAAACGGAGAAGATCCTGACGCAGACTACAATGCTGTGGTAGAATGTCTTATAGAGGACTTAAAACTATGATTGAAGTATTACTACAACATGAACCATACAGATACGTTCGAAAGGAAGAACTCCTAGAGAATGGTCAACCTGACTACCGCATTCAAAAGTGGGATAACCATAATGGATATAGGGACATGTATCTTTGTGATAACTATATGCAGATGCAGACTGCCATGGATGATTTTGAATACACCAAATGGTTAGACCCTGCAGGTGTTCCATGTTATATAAAAGATGACTAAAGAGAATAGACCTTGGGGTTGGTATGATGTAATCAACGAAGGAGCAAGGTATAAAGTTAAGTGTATTGAAGTTGCTGCAGGATCAAGTTTGTCTCTACAAAGACATACACATCGTGCAGAGCATTGGGTTGTTGTTGAAGGCACAGCACTCGTATACATAGAAGGTAAAAAACAATTAATACATGAAAATCAAAGCACCTACATTCCTGTGGGTGCTAAACACAGACTATCAAATCCTGGTAAGATACCTTTAAAAATCATAGAGGTTCAGAGCGGTCCTTATCTTGAAGAGGATGACATTGAAAGATTTGATGATGAATATGGTAGAGTTTAATTTATGAAAAAAGTTCTTATTACAGGTGGTGCAGGTTTCATTGCACACCATTTAATTGGTCACATATTAGAGACCACAGATTGGGAAATTATAACACTAGATCGTCTAGACTACAGTGGTAATTTAAATCGCTTACATGATTTAATGATTTCTTTTATGCCTGAAACAAAAAGAAGAGTTAAGATTGTTCATCATGATTTAAAGGCAGAATTAAATCCTTTGGTTAGAAGCGAGATAGGAGATGTAGATTACATATTACATCTTGCAGCAGGGTCACATGTTGACCGAAGTATTGATTATCCAATGGAATTTGTATTGGATAATGTTGTAGGAACATGTAACATTCTTGAGTTTGCTCGACTTCAACCCAACCTTGAAAGATTTGTATATTTCAGTACTGATGAAATATTTGGTCCTGCTCCAAATGGAATCAAATATAAAGAAGATGACAGATATAATTCAACAAACCCATACAGTGCAACAAAGGCAGGTGGAGAAGAATTAGCAGTTGCTTTTCAGAATACTTATGGTTTACCAATTTATATTACACATACTATGAATGTGTTTGGTGAGCGTCAGCATCCTGAGAAATTTATTCCAATGACAATTAAAAATGTTAGAGATGGAGGGATGGTAACTATACACAGTGATTCAACAAGAACTATACCTGGTTCAAGACATTACATACATGCTGAAGATGTTGCATCTGCTGTTCTTTTCTTATTAAATTATGAAGGAACATTTGAACCAACTTGGGGTGGTGCAAAATGCCCTAAGTTCAACATCGTAGGTTCTGAAGAATTAAATAATTTACAATTGGCACAAATTATTGCTGAAGCACAAGATAAAGAATTAAAATATGAATTAGTTGATTTTCATTCAGCAAGACCAGGACATGACTTGCGGTATGCTCTTGATGGTGATAAAATGAAAAAACTTGGATGGGAACCTGCTAAATCTGTTCGAGAAAGGATTGCTGAAGTTACAAAGTGGACTCTTGCAAATAGACGTTGGATTCGAATTTAGGAGAAAAACATGAAAACAGCATTAGTATTAGGTGCAGGTGGCTTCATTGGAAGTCACATGGTTAAGAGATTACGAAAAGATGGGTATTGGGTTCGAGGTGTAGATTTAAAAGCACCTGAGTTCTCTGAGACAGAAGCAAACGAATTTGTATATGGTGATCTTCGTGACGTAAATTTTGTTCGTCGTGTATTACATTACAAAGGAGAGCAAGGTAATTTCTATAATGAAATACCATATAAGATGATCGAACCTTTTGATGAGATATATCAGTTTGCTGCTGACATGGGTGGTGCAGGTTTTGTATTTACTGGTGAGAATGACGCAGATATTATGCATAACTCAGTATCAATCAATCTAAATGTGTTAGAAGAGCAGAGAAAGTTTAATGAAAGTTATGATGTTAATAAAACAAAAATATTTTACTCTGGTTCAGCATGTATGTATCCAGAGCATAATCAATTAGATCCTGATAATCCTGACTGTCGTGAAGAATCCGCTTACCCTGCTGACCCTGACTCCGAATATGGATGGGAAAAACTCTTCTCCGAAAGATTATATTTCGCTTATAATCGTAACCATAATATACCTGTTCGTGTTGCTCGCTACCATAACATTTTCGGTCCAGAAGGAACATGGAAAGGGGGAAGAGAAAAGGCACCCGCAGCAATCTGTCGTAAAGTCGCGTCCGTTGGTCTTGCCGACACCATCGAAGTGTGGGGTGACGGAAAACAAACTCGATCTTTTTTGTATGTTGACGAATGTATTGAAGCAACTCGAAGATTGATGGACTCTGATTTTATAGGACCTGTAAATATTGGTTCAGAAGAGATGGTTACTATCAATGAGTTAGTAAGAATAACTGCAAAAGTAGCACAAAAATCCATAGGTAGAAAACATATTGACGGACCTTTAGGTGTTCGTGGTCGTAATTCAAACAATGATTTAATTCGTGAGAAATTAGATTGGGATTATACAATGACACTTGAAGATGGAATTAGAAAAACTTATAACTGGATTAATACTCGTGTTTGTGCTGAAGAGATTATGGTTAAAGAAGAACCTAAAATTCAATCAAAGAAATTAAATCCAATCTCCAGATTTATAAAATGGATGGACAAATAAATGCTTGGGTTTAATCATTTTGGTAAGTTAGGACAACTGGGAAACCAGATGTTTCAATATGCTGCACTAAGAGGTATAGCAAATAAAACAGGAACTAATTTTATGATTCCAGATCATCGAGAGATATTTGATGATGGGATTGGAAACAAATATACGATTCTTTTATTTGATGTTTTTAATTTAAAGAACGCATCATATAAAGGAATGTTGAATACTGTTCATTATGTTCAAGAATCTCATTTTCATTTTGATGATGAGATGTTTGATTTACCTAAGAAAGAAAATTATTCTTTATATGGATTTTTTCAAACTGAAAAATATTTTAAACATATAGAAGATTCAATCAGGATTGATTTCACATTTAAAGATGAGATTAAAAACTATTGTGAACCTTTGAGAAAACAATTTGAAAATCCAATATCTCTTCATATCCGTAGAGGTGATTTTATAACTAACTCTGGTAATCATCCTCCATTAGAATTAGATTATTATGAAGAAGCACTCAAAGAATTTGATAGCAATCGTGATGTTATAATATTTTCAGATGATACTGATTGGTGTAAGAAACAAAAATTATTTGAAGGTGATAGGTTTGCTGTTGCAGAAGGTGGTAATCAGTTCTATGATATGTGTCTGATGACTATGTGTGATGATTTTATTATTGCCAATTCGACTTTCTCATGGTGGGGTGCTTGGTTGGGTAATCGTGGTAAAGTTGTTGCACCTAAAACATGGTTTGGTAAAAATTTAAAACACGATACAAAAGATTTATATTGTGAGAACTGGATTAAATTATGAGAATATCAATTGCGATTCCAACTTGTGAATCAAAAGGAAGAAGCGTAGAATTTTTAGATGATCTTTTTAGAACGATAGAGATTCAAACATTTAAAGATTTTGAAGTAGTTGTATCTGATCATAGTAAAGATGATAAATTAGTTGATGTCATAGATGACTTTCAATATAAGTTTGACATAAAATATGTTAAAAATAAAAATGATTTTGGTAACGGTCCTGCTAATACAAACAACGCTATAAGAAATTGTTCTGGAGATATCATAAAGGTGATGTTTCAGGATGATTTTTTTTACGATGACGAAGCATTACAAAAGATACATGATTCTTTTGATGATGAACATGATTGGTTAGTATGTGGGTCAAATCATACACAAGATGATGGACATACTTTTTATTGGGACTTGTATCCAAGATGGAATGACAATATAATAAGAGGTGTAAATAGTATCAGTTCGCCATCAGTAATGGCTGCTAAAAAGAAAGTTTTCGATCAAATAAAGTTTGATGAATCTTTGGTTATGATGATGGATTGTGAAATTTATTATCATATTAAAAAAGAGTTTGGAGAACCAATATATCTTCATGATGTTCTAGTTTCAAATCGAGTGCATCAAGATCAAATATCTTTAAGATATAATGCTTCACCCAACTCTGCTAATGACCTTGATCGTGAGGTTGAATATTGTATATCAAAACATTTGGAGTGATTTATGTATAAAGTAATGATAGTAGGTCATGGATTTGTAGGATCTGCTGTGGCTTCATTATTCTCAGAAAAAGAAAAAGTAATTATTGATCCTAAATTCACTGACAATAAAATTTCTGATACTTCTGGTGTAGCATTTGATGCTGTCTTTGTTTCAGTTGACACTCCAAAGGCAGAGGGATTTAAATTATTAGATTCCATTCTTTGGGAATTAAATTATTGTATGGTCAAAGGAACACCAGTTTGTTGTAAGTCAACAGCAACACCTGAGTTCTATTATGATGTTTCTCAAAAGTATAAGAATATAAAGATAGTTCATAGTCCAGAATATCTGAACAAAACAAATCCAATTAAGATGTTTCAAGGACAAAAGTTCTTCATCATTGGTGGAGATGAACATGCTGCAATGACAGTTGGACATATATTTAAATCAAGGTTGAATCATGTAAAAGAAATTAGATATACTGACATTCGAACTGCTGCAATGGTGAAATATTCTGAGAATGCTTTTCTTGCCATGAGAGTAACTTTCTTTAATGAGTTATATAAAATGCACAAAGCACAGGGATGTGAATCTACCTATGAAGAATTTGCAGAGATGGTTGGTTTGGATGAGAGAATCGGACACTCACATAGTAAAGTTCCTGGCTCAGATGGTAAGTATGGATGGGATAGTCATTGTCTGAATAAAGACTTGTATGAATTAGAAAAGTTTGGTGGTAGTTCTTTGATTAAATTTATCAGAGAACTCAATGCAGAACATAGGAGTATTGATACATGAAGATAGCAGTACTCACCTCTTCGATTGGTAGTACAAAATTACTAGAACCAAAATCATTTGATGGTGTGGACTACCATGCTTTTGTTGATTATGAAAATGATAATACATCTTGGATTAAACATCCCATCATTCCATTCTCATCTGATGTTCGATATAAGAATCGTAGAGATGCAAAAGTATATAAAGTTCTTCCGTTTGCTTTCTTACCAGATTATGATTACTACTTCTGGATTGATTCAACACATACATTACAAGCAAATCCTCAAGATGTAATTGATAAGTATCTTACAAATAGTGACATAGCAGTCTTTAAACATCCACAAAGAGATTGTATCTACATAGAAGGTGAATTTGTAAAACAGATTAAGTTTGACCACCCTAACTTATTAGAGGATCAACTTGAATTTTACAAGGATATGTGCTATCCTGAGAACAATGGTTTATATGAATTACCAGTAAGAGTGCAAAGAAATACAAAACTAACTCAGCAGATGGGTTGGATGTGGTGGGAGCAAATTTGCATGTTCTCTTCAAGAGACCAAATTAGTTTTCCCTTTGTATGTCATCAACTTGGAATCAAACCTACTATACTTCCAGGTGTAGCAAATACAATTCAAGGCAATGAAATTATGCCACAACTAATAATATCAAATCATAGTCGAACATTATGAATATCTTAGAACAGATTGCAGCAAAAGCAGAGAAAGGTGACACTGGTAT